CCATTCTAGTTCTAAGACAACATAATAAGGCTACTAAATTAGCAGTAATTGACCTTAATCTTCTGGCTCAATTTTTAGACTTTATTAGAGAAAAAGAAGGGCAAAGTGGGTTTAATTAAATACCCAACAATTCCGTTTCTAAAAGATAGGGGTAGAAAGCATGAGTACCTTCTTACTTCTGAAATTAAATTTGGTGCTGCTCATCGTCTTTCCGATTGTGAGGGCAAATACAGTCGAATCCACGGGCATACTTATCGGGTAGTAATAACTGTTAAGTCATTCAAATTAAATAATTGGGGGGCGGTAATGGATTTCGACAAATTGAAAAAGATATTTAAGGATCATATTAAAAAGAAATATGACCATAAGTTAATTCTTTGGGTAAGTGATAATGAAAATCGAATACTTAGCAGGGCTATGGGCAAGAATTGGGTTACTTGGATGAACAGTAATCCTACTGCCGAAAATATTGCAAGAGATATTTGGAGTGATTTAATTCCTGCATTTAATATGTTAAGAAATATAAACCTAATTAAAGTTACTGTTTATGAAACCGCCACAAATGCGGCAACTTATCAGGAGGGGAAATGAAAACAATAGCAATAGTCGGCCATACAGGAGTAGTTGGTAAACAAGTGTATCGTTGGTTTAAAGAGAAAACTACCATTAAGTATAAAGTAATGGGACTTTCTAAAGACAAACAAACTCATAGCTGGAATGAAATTAATAAAGAAGCAAAATACATTTTCATAGCAGTTCCTACACCATTTAACTGGGAAAAGAATGAACCAGACATGTCAATTGTTGAAGAAGTTATGGAAAAGATTTTTGGCACCAAGAAAGTCATTATCAAATCAACAATACTTCCTGCCACAACAGAAAAATTGCAGAAACGATTCCCCACTATGTTTTTATTCTTTAATCCAGAATTTTTAAGCGTAAAAACTGCATGGGAAGATTTTACTAATCCAGACAGACAAATAATCGGTTATACAAAAAAAAGTTATCAATATGCTCAAGAAGTCTTGCATATGCTTCCCCAAAGCCCTTATGACATAATAATGAAATCTGGTGAAGCGGAAGTTTGCAAATATATTAATAATTTTCATGGAGGGCTAATGGTTATCTTTTCTAACTTTTTTCATGATATTTGCGAAAAGCTTAAAATTGATTACGAAGTAGTTAAAAAAGCAGCGATAGCCTCCAAATGGGTTGGCTCGCCAATGGGCAGAATGTATTGGGAGGTATTCCACGATGGCAAAAGAGGCTATGGTGGTAGCTGTTTTCCAAAAGACATTAATAGCTTGATTAAATGGTGCAAAAAAAATAAAATTAATACTGAGATAATTGAAGCCACTAAAAAGGCTAATGTTAGAATATTAAAAAGAGAAGGTTTAACTGAAGAAAAAGTCGAGAAAGGAAAGAATCCAATAAAATGAAGAAATTGCAAATAAAGATTATTGATATAAATGAAATTTCTAAGTCAAAATACAATCCTCGACTGATCTATAAGCAGGAGTTCCAAGACTTAGTTAACTCTATTAAGCAGTTTGGATTTGTTGAGCCGATTGTCGTAAACACAAGAGAACATCCAAAATTTAAAAAACGCAAATTGGCAATTGTTGGTGGCCACCAAAGATACGAAGCGGCAAAAAAAATAGGATATAAGGAAGTGCCAGTGGTTTTTGTTAATCTTTCTCCTCAAAAAGAGAAAATACTTAATCTTGCTTTAAATAAAATAACTGGTGAATTTGACACCCCAAAGTTAGCAGAGTTATTATACGGGCTTGTTGAAGAAGACAAGTTAACTGAAGAAGAAATATTGGGATTTTCCCATGAAGAAATCAGTAAAATCTTAGATACGGTCATGGATGTTGGGAAAGACGGAGATTTTGATTTGGAAGACGGCGTGGAAAAAGCAAAAAAAACTAATGTAAAAACTGGAGATATCTATAAAATTGGTAACCATAGATTAATGTGTGGAGACGCTACAAAAATGAAAGACATAGGGAAACTTATGAATGGGGAAGTAGCAGACATGGTGTTTACAGACCCACCATACAACGTGGGGCTTGAGTATCAGGAATATAAAGATAAAAAAACAGACAAAGAGTATCTGGAGTTTTGTAGAATTTTCATGAATAATCTTCATAAAATAATGGGCAAGAACACCTCAATTTACCTGATGATGGCCGATAAATATCTCCTTCCAGTCGGCACTATCTTCCGAGATACTTTTAGATTTGCACAAATTTTGCTTTGGATAAAAGACAATCCGACTTTAGGTAATAGTGATTATCAGTATAACTATGAGGCAATGTTTTATGGTTGGAGAAAAGGCGGTAGACATAAATTTTATGGCGGGGCTGTTGAGCCAGCTGCAAAGCTTGTAAAACGGGCCGTCGGAGATGATAAAGTCAAACACCCAGCACAGCGGCCAGTAGAGTTGGTCAATGTTTATATCAAAAATTCTAGTCAGCGAAACGAAGTAGTTGTTGATTTGTTTGGCGGATCAGGAACAACTATGGTTTCCGCAGCTTCTTGTAATAGGCGGTGCTATATGATGGAAATGGACCCAGTATATATTCAAGTTATTATTGATAGAATGGAGAAAATAGGAATCCATGCGGAAAAAATTAGCTGAATTCGACAATATTATCCCTTCCCCAGAAACAGTAGAATTGAAATCACCAATCTTTGAGCCACGTAATAGTATTAAAAAGGTTGCGATTAGGAGGAGCAAGGTAAAAGAATTGATGAAAATGGGGTATTCTGCTAATCATATGGCCCTTATTCTTTCTAAGGGAATAACGATAGCTAAGGGTGAAAAAGTAGAGGTTCCTGCCAGTAAAAAGATTATTGAAAGTGATATGACATATATTCGGCAAGAGCTTGCATCCGAGGATATTGACTTTCAAGAAAAAAGAGTCGATATTATCGAAAAGCTAAGATACTTATATAATCAAGCTATAATCGAATCCAAGGACGCAAAGGGGTCAATCAGGAATAGCTTTTTAAATACGGCTTTATCCGTTTTAAATAAATTAATGGATATAGAGGGTTTTAAATCGCCAGATAATCTGTTAAATGTTAACTTGAGTGCAGAAGCTAAAATAGCAAAGTTTTCTGTAGAAGTACAAAAATTAAGTAAAGATGACAAATCTACTATTCTCACCGCAATTCGAAAAGTTCGTGAACAACGCAAGCCTAAAGGAATTGGGGATACTGGAGTTTCTGGTAAGCCATCCAGAATACCAGCACAAACCAGTAACGATGAGGGAGTTTCTCGAAAATCCTAATTTCGTTACTAAACAGGACGGCCCAAGACCTTATAATAAACAGCTTCTCATAGATATCTTTGACCATTCTACTTGGGAGGAATTTGAAAATCTAGGGAAGTATGAGGAAATACTTTATATCGCTGGGATAGGTAGTGGAAAATGTCTTGCTAAAGGAACAAAAATATTAAAACATTCTGGAGAAGTAGAAAAAGTAGAAAATATTAAGGTTGGTGATTTGTTAATGGGAGATGACAGTATTGCAAGAAAAGTATTATCTACTACTTCAGGTCAGGAAGAATTATATAAAATAATTCCAACTAAAGGGGGTTCCTTCATTGTTAATTCTTCTCACGTTCTTTCTTTGAAAAGAACCAATAAAGGTATTATTGCTAAAAATGGCAGAAAAGACCATTTGGCTGGCAAAATAGTTAATATTTCAGTAAAAGATTATTTTTGGCTTAGTAAAAAAATGAAAGGAATATTAAAACTATGGAGAACAGAAGTAAATTTTAAGAAAAAATCAATCAAAATCAATCCTTATTTTTTAGGTATTTGGCTTGGCGATGGTAACTCGCATAATGTCGGAATTACAACTCAAGATATTGAAATTAAAAATGAAACATATAAACAAGCGAAATTAGCCAATTTAACAGTAAATATCAATCAAAACAAAAACAAAACATGCCCAACCTATATTATAACCACAGGAACACGTGTTGGTGGCCACGATAGGAATACTTTGCTTAACAAATTCAAAAAATATAATTTAATTAGTAATAAACATATTCCTTTTATTTATAAGACAAATTCAAAGAAAATAAGACTACAATTATTAGCAGGATTAATAGATAGTGATGGATATCAAGGTAATAATTGTTTAGAATTCTCAAATAAAAATAAGAGATTATGTAAAGATGTCTTATTTTTATGTCGTTCTTTAGGATTCGCTGCTTATTTAAAAAGAAGAAAAACTAAATGCAAAGGCAAAGAATTTACTTCTTACCGTATTTCAATTAGTGGAGAATTATCCAAAATTCCAATCAAGTTGAAAAGAAAACAATGTTTAAAAAGAAAACAAAAGAAAGATGTATTAGTTACAGGTTTTAAGATAAAACCTATTGGTATAGGTGAATATTATGGATTCGAATTAGATAAGAACCATTTATATTTACTTGATGATTTTACTGTTACTCACAATAGTTATGTCAGTTCAATGGCGATTGTTTACATTATTCATCGCCTATTGTGTTTAAAAAATCCTCAAAAATACTTTAAATTTGCTAAGGGTACTAAAATTGCCTTTGTTAATATCTCTAAGTCATTTAGTCAGGCTAAAGACATTGTTTTTGGTGAAATTAAGAACAGGATAGATAATAACCAATGGTTTCAGAACTTCTATCCACCAGATCCTCGTATTAAATCAAAGATACGGATGCCTAAGAATATTTTCATATTGCCGCTGGGTTCTAATGAAGAATCTCCTCTTGGCTACAATATTTTTGGTTCTGTTATAGACGAAGCCTCATTTCATACTTTAACAAAAGATAAAGATTATGCTGAAGAATCATATAACCAAATTAAAAAGCGTATTCGCTCCCGATTCTTTAGCAGGGGCAAAATGTTCATTATTACTTCACCTAGATACATTTATGACTTTGCCGAAACTAAATTTGAAGAAGAAAAAGGAAACCCTAAAGTGCTTAGAAGAAGAACGCCTCTTTGGGATGCAATGCCTAAGGAAATGTTTAGTGGTGAAAAGTTTGACTTAAGCAAATACATACCTTCTTATAAGGGGAAGAATCTTTTGATCCCAGTTGAGTATGAAGATGAATTTAAACAGAATCCTGAAAAAGCAATGAGAGATTATGGCGCTCAGCCCTCAATGGCAATTCAAGGATTTTTTAATGATCCAGAAGTTATTCCTGGTAATGCTAATTACAAGCGGAAACACCCAATAAGTCTTAAAACAGGAAAGTTCTCAGAGTGGTTTTATAATCATAAAGGAAGTGAAAACTATGATACTGATAAAAGATTTATTCATATTGACTTAGGACTTAATAGAGATGGCAAAGGAGATTGTGCTGGTTTTGCAATGGGCAAGTTTAATGGTTGGGTAGAAGCTAAAAGCAGTGAGGGTAAAATTGAAAAGCGTCCTAAAATCTTCATTGATTTAATGATGCAGATAAAGGCAAGACCTAAAGATGAAATTCAATTCGAGGAAGTTAGACAGATAATTTATAAACTGAAAGACATTGGTTATAATATTCACCTTATTACATTTGATGGATGGCAAAGTTGCCCAGGATTTACAAAAATAAAATTGCTAGACGGAACCAATAAACGAATAGATGAAATTAAAGAAAAGACATGGATTTATTCATATGATTTAAAAAGAAATAAGATAGTT